ATGACCCTGATAATCGTGCATTTCGCACAAGACCTGGAGAAGTTTAATGGATAGTAAGACCATTGGGATTTTAGTCCCAACACGGGACTTTGTTAACTCTGGATTTGCCTTTGACTTAGCTAGGCTAGTTGGATTTACTGTAGGTACAACAAATCACAAAGTAGTGATCTACACTAGCTCTGGCACTTTGTTGTCGGCACAACGTCAGGATTTAGCGAGAGATGCTATTGAGGCGGAATGTACGCACACCCTCTGGTTAGATAGTGATATGCGGTTTCCAAAGGATACTATTATTCGCTTGTTAAAGCATGATACTGGTATTGTCTGTGGAAACTATGCCAAGCGTAGATTCCCAACTGAGCCGATTGCGGTGAAAAAAAATACTCCAGATATGGATGCAACATTTATCAATCGGGTATATACTGAGGATGATTCAACTGGACTTGTTGAAGTAGACTACTGCGGGATGGGTGTAATGCTTGTCAAATCCGAAGTCTACAAATCTATGGAATATCCTTGGTTTGCTATCCCTTGGGTTCCCGCTGCGGAAGACTATATTGGTGAAGATGTATGGTTTTGCCGTAGAGCCGCCCAGAATGGGCATAAAACTTATGTTGACCAGGATCTCTCAAAACAGATCCACCATATTGGCACATTTGAGTATAAACATGAACACACATTAATGTGTAGGGATGTAGAAAATGGCAATTGACACCTACAGTGGACTGAAGACAACCATAGCTGATTATCTTAATCGGGATGATTTGACTTCTGTTATTCCTTCATTTATCACATTGGCAGAGGCAAAATTTAATCGTAAATTGCGTGTTCGCCAGATGGTAAAAAGGGCTACTGCCACTTTAGACACTCAATATTTTGCTTTTCCTGCTGATTTTCTGCAAGCCAAAGAGTTTCAGTTAAATACTAATCCAATTACATATTTGCAATATGTCACCCAAAATCAGGGTGACTATGGATCTTCAACACAGTATGTTGCAAGTGGAAAGCCTCAGTTTTATACAATTATTGGAACGCAAATTCAAGTAATTCCAACTCCCGATGGTAGTTATACGGGTGAATTAACTTATTATGGTAAGATTCCAGTATTGAGTGATTCAAACACAAGCAACTGGCTTCTTGCTTACGCCCCAGACTTGTACTTATATGGTGCATTGCTTGAGGCATCTCCATATTTGAAAGACGATGAACGTCTTGCTGTGTGGAGTACTTTGTATTCAAACTCCATTGGCGACATAGAAATAGCAGATCAAAGGGCTTCTGTTGCTTCTACACCTATTGTTCGTGCCCGATCTTTAGGATAAAAAATGTCATCTTTTAATGATTACACCGAAAATCTTGTACTAACATATTTGTTTACAACAAGTTCAGCAACTCGTCCAACAGCATGGTACGTAGGATTGTTTACTGCCGCTCCTAGCGATACTGGCGGTGGCACAGAGGTGTCAGGAAATGGTTATGCCCGTAAAGTTACTGGAACAATAACTGTTTCTGGAACATCTCCAACACTTGCTACAAATAGTGCTGCAATTGAATTTGATGCGGCCTCTGGTGGCAACTGGGGAACAATTGGTTGGGCGGCAATATTTGATGCGTCTACTGGTGGCAATATGTTGGCATGGGCTGCTTTGACTGCTGATAGAACAATTAATGATGGTGATGTGTTTAGAATTCCTGCTGGAAGCTTAGATATAACTTTGACTTGATATGGCTGCTTACGGATCTGGTTATTACGGAGGGGGGAATTACTCTTATGGAGTAACCCTTGGGGATGTTGTTTTCCCTGCCCAAAGCTCTGTATCAATTAGTTCTGGTGCTGTTACTACTGGCTCTCTAACGATTGCGGCTCAAAGCGCAGTTTCAGTTAGTTCACAACAGGTAGCATCGGCTTCTGTCACGTTTAATTGCGTATCTAGTATTTCTGTAGATGCTGTAAAAATTGCTTTTGTTTCTGCAACTGTAGCTTCAGAAGCGGAAATGACAGTAGATTCCTCTGTCATTTTAAATGGCTCGGTTTCAATGGATGCTATTAGTGATGCGTCTATATTTGGTCAAAAAGTACAGTTTTCTGGTGTTCAGTTTGATAGCGTGTCAAATTTTATTATTGCAGGACAAAATAAGTGGCAAAATGAAAATGATATTAGCGAAACATGGACGGATGTATCAAATACTCCAGAGACATGGAATGAAATTTCTGATAACAGTGAATCATGGCAAATTGCCGCATGAGGTGAAAAATGGCTGATACTACAACCACAAATTTAGGTCTTACTAAACCAGAGGTAGGCGCTTCTACAGACACGTGGGGTACTAAGATCAATACTGATCTAGACTCTATTGATGCTTTGTTTGATGCGGGTCCTGTACTAAAGGTCACAAAGGGTGGCACAGGATCGGGTTCTGGCCCATTAGCAATTGCCAATTTAACTGGTTACACAACAACTGCAACAGCCGCAGGCACTACAACCTTAACGGCAGCAAGCACTCAAAAGCAGTTTTTTACTGGCACAACAACTCAAACGATTGTTTTGCCCGTTACAAGCACTTTGGTTTTGGGAATGGGTTATTTGATTGAGAATAATTCAACTGGCATTTTGACTGTTCAGTCAAGTGGCGCAAATGAAATTACAACAATTCCATCTGGCCTTACAGTTTTATTTACTTGCATCTTAACAAGTGGAACTACAGCGGCATCTTGGGATTCTTCTCAGGTTGGCATTGCATCTGGAGTGGCTCTGCCAGTTGCCAATGGCGGTACAGGACAAACTTCATTAAGTTCAGTAACTGTTGGAACAGCAACAAACCTTGCTGGTGGTTCTAATGGAACTATTCCTTATCAGTCTGCGGCTGGCACAACACAAATGCTTGCTGTTGGCACGGCAGGGCAAGTGTTAACTTCTGCGGGTACGGCTGCGCCTATTTGGGCTACTCCAGCAAGTAAAACATGGACAGCTATCACATCAACAGGCTCATATACTGTACCAGCGGGGGTAGCCTCTATTCGTGTTTATGCGTTTGGCGGTGGTGGCAATGGTTCTCGTAGTGCTACAACATTTGCGGGTGGCGGAGGTGGTGGTTGTGCGTTTGGAGATTTAGCTGTAACTGCGGGCGAAGTTTACACAGTTACTATTTCCTCTGGTGTGGCTACTGTTACAAGAGGCGCAACAACTTATTTTACAGCAAACAACGGCACTCAGGCTTCTGGTGCTACCCCCGGCACTGGTGGATCAGCAAGCAAAGACGCAAGTGTTACCAACGGTGGGGCATACACGGGCGGTGCTGGCGCGGCCAGCGGTGGCGGTGGTTCTTCCGCATCTCCTCTTGGTAATGGATACGCTGGTGGTACTGCTGGTGGTGGTGGTGGTTGGGGTGGGGTAGGTGGTCATGGTGGGGGAGGCGCAGGTGGCGCTGGTTTTACTACTGCTACTATCGGTGGCGCTGGCGGAGGTTCTGGCGGGGCCGCTACTGGTAACACTCAGTTTTCAGGTGGGATTGGTCGCTATTTAGGAAATGCTTTTACAGACCCATTGCTTGCCCCGCTTAATGCCGCTGGTACTAGTGGATTCTATAGTGGTACAAGTGGTATAAGAGTGTGGACTAGTTCAGCAGGGCCTGGGGCGGGGAGCGGCGCTGCAATGGCTGGAGCAGCTAACGCTGATCCATGTGCAGGAAGTGGTGGCATTGGCGGGGGCGGAGGCGCATGCGTTTCCAGCACAAACCAAACAACTTATGGGGGTGGTTCTGTTTTTGGTGGGGGGGGTGGCTTGGCACAGTCTTCCACTTCAGCGGCTAATGGTGGTTCGCCTGTTTATGCGGGTGGTGGCGGGGCCTCAGGTAGTAGTGCTGGCACTGCTGGCCAGGGTGGAGCGGCAATTGTTTTAATTTACGCATAAGGTGCAGATATGAGATTTGCTTTTATCAACAACGGTGTTGTTTACGACTCAATTATGGTTCGCCCTGAATCTGTGTTTGGCGAACACTATGCTTCACAATTTGTGGAAGTGCCTGAAGAAGTACGCTCTGGATGGACATTTGACGGCACTAACTTTGCGCCTCCTCCTGAGCCAGAACCAATTGTGACTCCAACAGCACCCACTAAAGAAGAATTGCTTGCACAGTTACAAGCTATTCAAGCACAAATTCAAGCGCTGTGATAAGCCATGACACAAGAAGTCACCCACGAACAAATCTACGAAAGACTGCTTGCAGTTGAAACTAAGGTAGATACCATAGACAAGAACACAAGCGGTCTTGTAGAGGCTATTGATGCCATGCAAGGGGCTGTTAAGGTCTTGGGATGGATAGCCTCTGCTGCCAAGCCTATCCTATGGGTGGGTGCGCTGATTATGGGTGCTGGTGCTATCTGGCAAACATGGCTTAAAAAGTAATGGCTAATGTAAAACAACAATTAGATATTCCTGCTATACCTTCTTTGGGTACATCAGGAATTGTCTATTCTCAAAACATCCAGAATCAAAACAATGGGCTATTGAGGTTGTTTTTTACCAAGCTGACAAACGTAATTGGCTCATTAATTGGCCCTTCTGGTGGAAAGTACCTAAACAATCCTTATGGTGTTTTTTTAGATACTACAGATCAAGTTGCGGCCAACACAACAACCGCTTATCCAGTTACTCTAAACACAACAAATTTGTCCAATGGTGTTTCTGTTGCAAGCAATTCAAGGATTACTGTAGCTTTTGATGGCATTTGGAACTTACAGTTTTCAATTCAATTTAAGAATACCACCAATGATGGTCAAGACTTTGATATTTGGTTTCGCAAGAATGGTGTAAATATAGCTAATTCAAATAGCCGTTTTCACCTGCCAGCAAGAAAGATTCTTGCCGATCCAAGTCACTTGATTGCAGCTTTAAATTTTATGGAAAGCTTAGTAACAAACGACTACATTGAAATAATGTGGAATACAACCAATACAGGAGTTAGTATTGAGCATTATGCTGCCAGTTCTACCCCAACAAGGCCAGCAGTCCCTTCAGTCATTGTCACAATGACGTTTGTGTCTAACCTGCCTACACAATAGAATACCAACATGGCTTATATTCCACTACAAATTCCACCAGGCGTATACAAAAATGGGACTGATTACCAGTCTAAAGGCCGTTGGAACGGATCAAATTTGGTACGTTGGTACGAAAGCACTATCCGCCCCGTAGGTGGATGGAGAAAACGTGTATCTTCACAACTGACGGGCATGGCTCGTGGATTGATTACTTGGCGTGACAATGGTAATAATAGACGCATTGCTGTTGGTACTCATTCAAATTTATATGCAATGAATGAGATAGGTACTTTAACTGACATTACTCCTGCTTCATTTACTACTGGTGATGCTGATGCAATATTAAAGCTTGGTTATGGATATAGTTTGTATGGCAGCTTTGCTTATGGTGTGGCTCGTCCAGATTTAGGGTCATTTACACCTGCTACTACATGGAGTTTAGACACATGGGGTGAGTATTTAGTTGCTTGCTCGTCAAAAGATGGTAAGTTGCTTGAATGGCAATTAAATGTAGCCAATGATGCCGCTGCCATTACTAATGCACCAACTAGCTGCACGGGCCTTGTTGTTACTGAAGAACGATTCTTGTTCGCATTGGGTGCGGGCGGTAATCCTCGTAAAGTGCAATGGTCAGACCAAGAAAATAATACTGTTTGGACTCCTGCCGCAACTAACCAAGCTGGAGATTTTGAGTTAACGACTATTGGCTCTCTGATGTGTGCAAAACGCATCCGTGGATCTGTTATTTTGTTTACTGATGTTGATGTACATACTGCGTCATATATTGGCCCACCATATATTTATAGTTTTGAGCGTATTGGAACTGGTTGTGGCGTTATATCTAAGCAATCAGTAGCAACTATTGATAATTCTTGTATTTGGATGTCAGGGTCAGGATTCTGGATATATGATGGATTTGTTAAGCCATTGAATTCAGATGTTTCTGATTATGTGTTTAGTAATTTAAATACAACTCAGCAATCTAAGATTTATTGCGTACATAATTCATCATTTGGTGAAGTCTGGTGGTTTTATCCTAGCTCTGCTTCTAACGAAATAAATTCATACGTTTCTTACAACTATCGTGAGAATCATTGGGCTATTGGTACGTTAGCACGTACGTGTGGCACAGATCGTGGCATCTTTACATATCCAATTATGGTTTCTACAGACGGCTATATATATGAGCATGAAGTTGGTTTTAACTATGATTCACAGACACTATTTGCTGAGTCAGGGCCAGTAGAGTTGGGTGTTGGCGATAGGACTATGAGTCTGACAGGATTAGTTCCTGATGAAAAGACTTCTGGTGACGTAAGGGTTAGCTTTAGCACTAAGTTCTATCC